CCTGCCAGCGGGCAGGGGTCACGCTTGCCAGCAGCAGTCTGCCCATCAACGGCAACTACAGCGTGCAAGCGTTCTATGCGGATGATTTAACCTGCCGCCAAATCATCTCCTGGGCGGCGGAAGCCGCTGGCTGCTACGCCCACATGAATGCAGACGGCAAGCTGCAATTCTTGACCTACACAGACAAGCGCAGCACTGTTAAAATCACCCCGGACGGAGCCAGCAACAGCACCGCCTATTATGCTGACAGCCTGAGCTACGAGGACTACACGGTCAAGGCCATTGAAAAAGTCCAGATCCGGCAGTCGGACAGTGACGTGGGGGTCATCTACCCCGACAGCACCACTGCCACCAACACCTATGCAGTGCAGGGCAACCTGCTGCTGACAACCGGCACCGAAGCCAACCTGAAAACCGTTGCCCAGAACCTGTACAACGTGCTAAAAAACGTGACCTACACCCCCTGCAAAGTATCGGTGCCCAGCAGCTCCGGCCTTGCCTGCGGGCAGATCGTGCACGTTAAGGACGCACGCGGGCGGGAGTTCGACACCTACCTGATGAGCGCCACAATCTCCTCCGGCAAAGCCAGCTTTGAGAGCGTGGGCAGCGCCAGCCGGGAAAGTTCCAGCGCGGTGAACAGCCAGAGCTACAAGAACCTGACCGGCAAGATGCTGGAGATCAAGACCAGCGTGGACGGCCTGGAAGTAAAGGCCAGTGACCTGACCGGCAAGTACACCGACCTGAAAGCAACGGTGGACGGGCTTTCGGCGGAGGTGAAAAAAGACATCAAAATCACCGGCGGCGGCAACCTGATCCTGGGCAGTGAGAGCTTCAAGAACGCTGAACTGAAAGGCAATACCGGCGACGGCAGTTCTATTACCTATGAACTAACCGGCGGGGCGACCATGGCCAACACCAACTCCAACCGATATTTTCGCTGGACAACGGTGGGTGCGTATGTGGCAAAAGGCGTGACATTGTGCCTGTCTGTTATGTACAAACCCGTTTCTGGTGCGGATGAGTTCTGTATGGAAATCGCTTACACGGCGGGGTACTCCACCAGCCAGAGCTGGGCAACCATTAAGCCAACTGATCAGCTGGAGATTGAGCAGACGGACGGCTGGGTACTGCGGTATGGCCTGTGGACGCCGCCGGACAACGCCACCTTAAAGCTGGTGGATATGGGCAGTGGTACCACCCACGCTGGTACCGGCAACTACACCAACAAGTTTTCGCTGCTGCACCCCATGCTGCAATACGGCAACGCGCCGACCGCGTGGAATGCCAGCAGCGGCGACTACCTGACGCAGGAAAGCGCAAAAAGCTTATTTTCGCAGACCGCTGACGAGATCAAAACCGAGGTCACCAAGTCAGTGACCGAAACGGTGACGGCCAACGTGAAGGATACCGCCACCAGCGCTGCCAATGATGCCGTTGACAGCAAGCTGAAGGACTACGCCACCACAGCAAAGGTGAACAGCCTGAAAGAAGATGTCTCCAGCATCAGCCAAAAGGCCGACAGCATCAGCACCAAAGTCAGCAGCCTGGAAGAAACCACCACGACCATTTCGGACGACCTGAACAGTACCAAGCAGGAGTTCAAGACGGTCAAAGAATCAGTATCCGCGATTGACCAGAAAGCCGACAGCATTACCCAGACGGTAACGCAGCGCATTACGGGCGGCAACAATATTATTGCGGGCACCGATGACTGGAACAATGCGACCCTGGATGCAGGCGGCAATGACCTGAGAAAAGAAGGGACATACACGATCAGCGGTGAATCCATCCGAGTGACCAATAGGGCGCAGAACACCCGCTTCCACTTTGGCGCGGACAAAACGCTGGTGATTGCCAAGGGCATGACCTACTGCGCATCGGTGCTGTACAAGCTCAACTCCGGCACGGACAGCCTGTTTTTGCAGTTCGAGACCAAGAGCAGCAGCGGCACAAAAAGTTATTACGGCTCCGCGTTCAAGCAGGCTCAGCAGGACATTGCGCTGGATAACGGCTGGAAAATGCGGTATGCAGCCTTTGTTGCCACTGCGGACGGCTATGCAGACGGCCTGTTTGTGAGTACCGCGAACGATAACGCCACCGTTACCAACGATCTGACCATCATGCACCCCATGGTGCAGATGGGCAACGCCCCCACTGCCTGGACGGCCAGCACCGGCGACTATCTGACCGCCAACGAAACCAAAACCGAGATCAAGCAGACGGTGAACGAAATTAAGCTGACGGCCAGCACAAGCGGAACCAGCAGCACCATCAAGCTGACAGCGAGCGGAACAGAGATCACCAGCGCACAGATCAACCTATCCGGCGTGGTGACATTTTCGGATTTGAGTACCTGGAACCAGGATAAGACCATCATCAACGGCGGAAACATTACGACCGGGCAGCTGCATAACCTCAACTACACCACCGTGTACGACCTGGATAACGCCTGGATTCGCATGGGCACCGAGGCCGGTGAGCGCGTGTTTCTGGACAATCGGCACATTGCCTGGTATGCAACCATCAACACCGGCAGCATCGGCCTGACCGGCGTGCTGTACTCAGAGGCTGGCAGCTCCTACATTGGGGCGTGCAGCAAGTACGCCAAGTACGGCTGGGTTGACGGCCTCAACCCGACATCTTACGTTGGGATGCAGATCACCTACAACCGCAGCGATGACAGCGACGCCGATTTTAACACGACGCGCGTTGGCGTGAGCGGCAAGCTCAACGTGCACAACCTAGACGTTTGGGGCAGCAAATCCCGCGTGGTGCCTACCAGCTTTGGTGCACTGAAAATGGCTGCATTTGAGACGCCGGTGCCCACCTTTGCGGACTGGGGTAAGGGCCGGTGCAGCCCAGACGGCTGGTGCCTGATTGCCCTTGACCCACGCTATGCGGAGACCATCGCCCAGTACGGGCAGCCCGCCTGGCTGCTGACTGACCTTGACGGCACCGGGCACCTGTGGGCGGAGGATTGCGGCCAGTATGCCATTGTGCACGGTGCGGCGGGCCAGCGCTTTGCGTGGATCTGCATGGCCGCGCAGCGTGGGTACGAGGGCAGTTATGCCGACCGCAGCGACAGCAGCTACCCTGCCGGCGATCCGGCAGGCATTGAGCTGGCCGCCAGCACCGCCGCCCGTGCGCAGGAGGCCAGCACCGATGCCGCAGCTGACCTGCTGACCATGGACACCGGCGCAAAACAGGCCGTTGATACACTATTAGATGATTTGGAGGGCAGTGAAATATGAAGAAATTAAGCGCAGTAGCAATCGTGACCACCGCCGAAGGTGAGCGAGTGAGCTACACCTACATGGAACTGGACGACAGCGGCAACATCACCAGCCAGAACAACCGGGGGTCTTTTGTGGCCCTTGATGGGGAAGTTCTGGCCGCAATCAGCACACTGAAAAACGCCGTGAACGCGCGGCTGTAAGGAGGATGCCCCATGACTGACAACAAACGCATTAAAGAGTGCAAACGCAAAGTTATTGCTGCAATTAACGAGGCAAAGCTGCCGTTTGCCGTGACGGAGTTGATTTTGGAGAACGTTTTGAATGCCGTGCGCGAAAACATGGCAGCGGAAGAAGCAGCGGCGGCAAACATCGAAACTCCGAAAACAGAGGAAGAAAAAATGCCGAATTAAGGCGCTGAGGAGAAAAACGAATGAAACAGGGAACGCAATTTGCGCTGCCCGTGGAAATCGGGATGGATCTGGATGATGTGAGCCGGATCGAATTTGTGTTCAAGCAGAAGAGCTGCAAAGGCTTCCCGGCCATTAAATCCAACGTCTGGCCGGATGACTGCACCCGGCAGGAAGGACAGAACATCATCCTTATCCCCTGGACGCGGGAAGAAACGTACAAATTCCTGGGCGGCGAAGCATTGTACATGGACACCCGCATCACGTTGCGGGACAGCACTGACCAGCCGCAGACGGAGATTTTGACGCTCAAAATGAGCCCGACCTTATTCCAGGAGGTTGATGGTGCATGATCCAGGTGCGAGTGGCCCAACAGAGCGCCGTATCGGTGCGCATTGCCGGAGCGGCACCCGTGCGGGTGGACGTGACCGGCACCGCAGTGGTTAGTGCGCCGGAGTATAGCGGGCCGTATGACATCACGCCGTTGTTTACGGCGCAGGTTTTGCCCACCGCAAAGCGGCTATTGCAGCGGGACCTAACAATCAAAAAGATACCTCAGTACGAGGTAACCAACGATTCCAACGGTTACACACTGATTATAGGAGAGGAGTACTACAATGCCCAATAAATATGTGAACAAGGTGGTTATCGGCAAGGAAACGAAGCTTGACCTTACCGCAGATACCGTAACTCCGGACAAGCTGGCAAAAGGTATCACGGCGCACGACAAGTCCGGCGCCCCCATTACCGGTACCAGCACGAAAGACGCGGATACCAGCGATGCCACCGCAGCTGTGGCGGAGGTTTTGGACGGGAAAACATTCTACGCGCGTGGCGCTAAAATGACCGGCACGATGCCCAACAACGGCGAAGTCAACGGTGAAATCAGCACCGTTTCTGGTAAGTACACCATTCCCATGGGCTTTCATGATGGCGCGGGCGGAGTGACTATCGCAGCGACCGAACAGGCCAAGCTGGTGCCCACAAATATCCGCGAGGGCGTTACAGTCCTGGGCGTGAAAGGCTCTATGAGCGGCAGCGAAGGTATGAAGCCGCAGGCCAAGAGCGTTACGCCGACCTTTGAGCAGCAGGTTGTGCTGCCCGACAAAGCGTATAACTGCCTGTCGCAGGTCACCGTGGCGGCTATCCCGGCCACATACGTTGATAACGCTGCGGGCGGCCAGACGTTGACGATTGGGGGCTGATATGGCGGTCAACAAGGTTGTTATCAATGATGAAATTGTCCTCGACCTGACCGGTGATACGGTGCAGGCTGCCGATCTGCCGAAAGGGGTAATTGCCCACAGTGCCACAGGGGCCAAAGTCACCGGAACCACAAACTATGCCGGTTCCAGAAACGCAGGCGGCTCCGCAACGAGCGCCGAAAAACTAAATAACAGCCTGACCATCAAACTGAACGGAACCAGTCAGGGCGCATGGGACGGCAGCAGCGCAAAAACCATTGACATAACGGCAGCCAGCGTTGGCGCGACAAACGTTACGCTCAGAAGGTGGTGACAGTTGCATGGGTGTGTATTTAGGCAGCAATGCCGTTGATATGCAGGGCGGCTTTGTGAGTGGTGGCTCCAGCGGCGTAAAATTGCAGAGCAAAACAGTTACCCCAAGTGAGAATACCCAAACCGTAAATCCTGACAGCAGTTACGACGCTTTAAGTTCCGTCACGGTGGAAGCCATATCGAACACGTATATCGGTAGCAGCGTAACCAAAAAAAGCGCAGCAACTTACATCCCGAAGACAACCGACCAGAGCATTGCATCTGGGCAATACCTGAGCGGGACACAGACAATCAAGGGCGATGCAAACCTGGTGGCCGGGAACATTAAGAGCGGTGTGAACATTTTTGGTGTGACAGGAACTTATGCCGGCGGCGGGAGTTCCGGCGGCAATGGCAATAACAATGTGGAGGCTTATGCCATTACGGACACCAACCCCAGCGTGAGTTTTAAGACCGCCAGCGGAACCATTAAGATTTGGGGCTATGGCACCATAACCAGTTCCGGCGGCTGGGGCGGGCAGACTACGAGCCTGGTCGCGTTTGAGGGCGACAAGTACCACAAGAGCGCCATATACGGCGGCCCAAGCAGCACCAACCTGAGCCTAAGCATCAGCAACGGAAAACTGACTGGGCTGCCGAGTGGACTATCCGCAATCAGCGCGATTGTAACGAGAGGTATATGATTATGGCCACTGATACAAAGCTGGACAGCCTGGTGATCAACTACCTGACGCAAGCCCAGTATGATAATGCTAAGAGTGAAGGAACGCTGAACAGCAACCAGATCTATATGACACCGGCCTCCTCCGGTACCCATACGCTGCCTGCCGCTACCAGTTCAACCCTGGGTGGCGTAAAGATTGGCAGCAATATTACAGTGAACAGCGGCACGATCAGCATTAGTAAGACTAACGTGACAAATGCACTGGGTTATACGCCACCGACTACTGATACCAAGTACACACTGCCAACCGCGAGTGCTTGGACTTTGGGTGGTGTAAAAATCGGGAGTAACATTACGGAGAATTCCGGCACGATTAGTTTGACAAAAGCGAATGTAACAAGTGCTTTGGGGTACACACCGCCGACAACAGATACTAAGTACACACTGCCGACAGGTAATGCTTCGACCGCGGGCGGCGTGAAGCTGAGCGATTCGACCAGTTCAACCAGTTCGACCAGCGGAGGAATTGCAGCAACACCAGCAGCGGTAAAAGCAGCCATCGCGGAAGCAAAACTTGCGGCCTGGCCGATTGGCAGCATTTACATGAGCGTAAACAGTACAAGCCCTGCAAATCTATTTGGTGGCACGTGGGAAAGAATATCTGATACTTTCCTGTTTGCTGCTTCCAGCAGTTATCCCGCAGGTAGCACTGGGGGCGAATTCATCCATAAGCTTACACAAAGCGAGCTACCGGATTATTCGCTGTCTGTGGCCAACGGAAGCAACGTAATACGCTCCAAAACCGGAAGCTCTGCGGATGCGTATGTCCAAACGCAATCAAGTGGCTGGGGTATTCCGAACTGGGAATCCAAAACCGTAACAGTCGCCTCCGGCGGTTCCGGGGCAGCCCACAACAACATGCCGCCTTATTTATCGGTATGGATGTGGAAGAGAACAAGATAAGGAGGATAAAGATGCGGCTGAAGAATGGAGAAGTATGTTTTGGGTGGCCATTGGCGCAGCATGTGATTACAGCTGGTTGGCTCTACAATGACGGCAGCCTGCACCGGGCGCTGGATTTCCGCGCGGCGGTGGGCACGCCGGTATACGCCGCAGAGGGCGGCACAGTGGAGACGGCCTACCGCTGGAACGGCAAGCGCACCCAGGGGGACATCAACAGCTATGGCAACATGGTCAAGCTGCGCCACACGACCTACAAGTATGGCACACTCGAAACTCTGTATGCCCACCTGAGCAAGCTCTGCGTGACTCAGGGGCAGCAAGTGCGGGAAGGCCAGCTGATCGGCTACAGCGGCGATACCGGCAACTGTTACGGCGCACACCTGCATTTTGAAGTGCGCTGGAAAGGCCAGCGTACCAACCCGCTGAACTGGCTGGATGCTGATTTCAGCACGGCCAGCAGTGTGGTCAAGCTGGGCAGTTACAGCAGCATACAACACACAGAGGAAGTGAAGCGCATGTATTATGCAATCGACGTATCGAAACACCAAAACAAATTTGATTGGCAGGCAGCCTACAGCAAGGGCATCCGCCACGCCATGCTGCGCGCCGGGTATGGCCGTTACAGCAGTCAGGTTGACCCCCAGTTTGAGCGCAACGCAGCGGAGTGTGCCCGCCTGGGCATCCAGTATGGCGTGTACTGGTACAGCTACGCCAGTACCCCCGCGGAGGCACGCCAGGAGGCCCGCTGTTGCCTGGCCGCGATTAAGGGCAAGCACCTGTGCCTGCCGGTGGCGTATGACATTGAGTATGAGCCGCGTATCCTGCGCCTGACTACCGCGCAGCGCACGGCTCTGGTAGAGGCGTTTTTAAGTGAGATCGAAGCAGCGGGGTATTATGGTATCCTGTATGCGTCCTGTGACTTTATCCGTAATCGGTTGGACTACAAGGCACTGGCCAAATACGACATCTGGGTTGCCCAGTACAGCAGCGCCTGCACCTGCCCGCTG